TTAGAAAAGTTTTTGTGCTTCCGGCTCCGCCTGAGTTAATTCCGGCGGGCGTTCCACGGGTCTTCTTGGCTCTGGCTTGGGCTCAAACTCCTGCCTACTGAAAAGATAGCAGGCTTCAACAGGAATGTGAATATCCCCATGGTACGAGGCTTTTGGGTTCTTTGCGTGTTTGAGCATCGCCAGCTCAAAAGAAATCCGGTAAAGCTCTTTTGCATCCCGCTTGGTCCAGAGGAATTCGAGTGTAGCACAATTCCTTTGCCTCAAGTTTCGCGCCACGCCGACATTCAGCGTGAAGCATTGCCCAGCAAGGCGCACGTCGTGACCGGTGACGTTTCGGCGGAATATTCCGCGCTCAAGGATGCCATGAAAAATCTTTTTTCCGTCGGGTTGTGTTGCGAGTATGTTCATAGTTTTTTGATTTTAAAGTCAATTCTCTTGGGTTTCCACACTTTAAAATCATTCTCTTGAGAGATAACAACCCCACAAAACGAGCACTCACACGTGTGGTAGAAACTTCCGGAAAGGAGGTACCGCACCTCGCAATCCCAGTCATGCCCGAAAATCATGCAAAGTATTTTTTTCATTGTTCGGTGGGGATACATTTCCAGATTTCGAGGTTGCCATTTTTCTTGACGCATTCTGTAGCTTCGACGGGGTCAAAATCATGCAGAGCCGCGTGCACAAAACCCGCCTTTATTCGGGTCCACTCCTCCGCATCAACAAGGGGCTTTAGATCTTCTATTTCCATACTAATTTTCGCTAGGGTCATCAGGAGCTGGTGAGGTGAACGTTTTTTCATGGGACATTGGGTTATAAAAGTTTTTGCTGGCCCTTTGGCTCGTGGCGCTTCTTGCGATACGCGGGGTAGCACTTGAAGCATCTTGTTTCGCCGTCTGGGCATATCACGCCACGGATGAGGCGGGGGAGCTGGTCTTTGCAGTCGGGACACTTCATTTTTTAAGTAGTTTTTTCGTCGCGGCCACGGCCCTAGGTTCGCCGGTCGCCACACGCTCGTTAAAAATCTCTTCAGCGCTCACGGATGGCATGGTCATTTTACTTGAGAGCCTCTTTAGGCCCTCTTGAATTTCAGAGGGGAGAAGTGGGATAATGGACTGCTCTCTCTCATCTTTTTTTTGCTCCCAACAATAGCAACCCGCGTTCTCATTGTGCACCAGTCCATAGCGGCACTTGAATTTCCCCATCGATGAAAGTTTTTTATTTTCCTCCTCAAGCTCGATTTCCTCTGGAATAATCTGGACGATGCTGTTTAGCATCACAAGGGCATCCTGTTTTTCGAGCTGAATGAATGTTTTATTTTGCGCAAGCGCCTCCATGACAATTTTTTTTTGCGCCTCGGTGATCCTGAGGTCCGCCCCACGGGTTGTTTTGAGCAGGTATATTTTCATGCTGTAACGATTTTAGATTGTAAATTTGGCTCTACAAAGCCCTTGACCTGTTTAAAAATATAGCCGATCTCGTTGCATCTTTTCCGTTTTGATTCGTCTTGCAAAATAATTTCGAGGCGGCGGGAAAATTCCTCAGTTCCTATTTCGCTTAAAAGTTCATAGCAGTTCTTTCCGTGGATGCGTTTCCATTTTTGCGTGTCGGTAAAACCATCGATTCCAACTTTGAGCCGTATCGCTTCCAAAGTTTTATCAACATTTACGTCCACATTTTTGTGCGGCACGCTCACTTCGTAAGAAGTATTATTATTTCCTTTTATTTCCTTTCCTTTCCTTTCCTTTCCTTTTATAGCATTGCCATCGTATTGCGTTCGCATAGCGTTCGCATTTTTTGATCTGTTATTCCAGCGAGCCTTTGCGCTAGCTTTTGCTTTTTCCTTTTTTTTGTGACGAAAACGCACATTTTCAAGCACACGTTTTGATGAAAATTTTGTGCCTTTAAAAATGAATAAATCGTAGTTCTCAATGACCGATTTTATACGTTCGCAATCCGCTCGTAAATCGAACGCAATGCCATCGTAATCAAGCTCCATCCACCCACCAGCTTCATGCAGTTTTTCAGTGATGCCCCAATAAAGCCCACAACCTTCCCACTTCTCCTTCATAATCAGTTTAACTAAGCGCTCGTCGGAACGGGCGTGATAGTCGTGCGGAAAGTAGAAAGTATCTTTCATGGCTTTGGGAGAAAAGTTTTACTCACAAAATTCCCTTTAGAAGTGATCACGAGAGGTTCCGCCAACCCATGCTTCTAAAGGGAATACTGAGAATAAAAATGGCGTGATCATGCGATTGGCGGAATTAGGTGATTACACTGTATCCCCAAATGGGAACCACTTCAATAGAATTTTATACGGATTTTGATACTTTACTTTTGTGAAGGGGGTAAAAGGTCGGCAATGATTGAATTCGCCAGCTCTTCAGTAAGGCCCTCGTGCCAAGAAGTCTTGAAGAAATGTCGCTGATGTTCCGACAGCATATCTGCTGAATCGTCCACAATGGCATAGCGCTCCACTTCTGGGTGTTCATCGAGCCAGTCCTGAATGTTGTGGCCCCTGCACAGATCACGCTCGTCAACCCCATACTTTGAGCTGCTCGAGTATCGTGGCGTACGATCCAAGATTTCAATGCTGGGCATCCGCTTTTTAAGAATTTCCCTCCAATCAGGCATGTGCCTCCAGGAGGAGGAAAGTACAATTTTACATCCAGTTGCCTGAATAATTCGGTCAAGCAGGAGAACAGCATACGGTTCAATTGGGAAGAACTGGTCGGGAAGATGCGAACTCTTCGCGTTGTTCATTACTCCGTCCATGTCCAAGAACAAAATTCGCATAGAATTATTTTGTTAAATTAAGCGAAATAAGAAACTCGAACAGAGAGGCGGCGGGGGAGGGGGTGGCGATATTAAAGTATTGCACAGTAGAAGTTCTGTCGGGGTTATAAACCTCTTCCCACCCCATGCCCTGGAATATATCTTGGAGGGATTTGGAAGCTCCGCCTCCCAAATGCCATTTGATCGTCATGGCGTAGATCCTGGCTTCTAGCTGAGTTACATCTTTAATCGAAAGTTTTTCGGGTGCAATCTCGATGATCTTCTCCAGCACATGGTGCAGGTAAATATCGTGGCCGAGGATTTTGTTAAACTGTTCAGCATCCCTTAGAGTACACCCCGCGAATAAAGTCGGTGTAGTGGCCCGTCCATCATGTTCTGAAACAACTCTTTCGATTACTCCACTTTTTAGGTTTTGGACATAACACCCGAAAGTAAGTTCTTTATCCGCCAGCGCGTCTATGAGGTCTGTGCATTGTTGTTTTGTGGGGGTCATGGGGTTGGCGGGTTAGAATTATTATTGAAGGCCACCTTGGGCCGACCGAGTTGTGCGCATTTCGTTTGGAAGCCACATGAGAAGCAGGAATATATCTCCAACCAAGTGTTATTCTTTTGTGGCTCCGAGTAGGTCAACTCCGCACTCAAAAGCGGTTTCTTGCAGTTAAAACACCATGGCTCTCTAATTCTCTCCTTCATTTGGGGTGGGGTTAAAAGGCGGTGCCTGAGTCATCGAAGAAATCTAGCATCGCCTTACCAATAATATTGGCGATTTGAGCTTTTGAGTAAATTTTCTTTTCAGGCTCTGTGTATTTTGTCGCCCAATAGAGGAAATCATTTACGGAATATTTATCATTCATCTTTCTTTGGGGTTACATTCTGGACATGGGTTTTCCCCATGGCTATGAATATAGCGCGGACCGTTTCAAGCAAGTCCTCCATATCACGGGCCTCCCCAATGCTAGGGGCTTCGTCTATTTCGCGTTGAATATAAGCCTGAGCCTGTTTAATCACCTCCTCCCTACCCCCTTGCTTTGCCGCCTGTTCGCGGGCTTGGATGAAGGACATCATCCTTCCATTTAAAAGCCCCACCCCTTCACAACGTCCGCAAGTCCCGATCGATAAGGAGCCATAGGGGCCAGTGGATTCCAATTCACCCTGTCCGTGGCACTTCCTGCAACGAATAGTCCCAAAAGTAGCTTGTATTTCTTCGCGTAGGTCTTTAGTCATGGTGTTTTGAGGTGAAAAGGTCAAACAATAAGAGGAGGCCGCCCACAAGGGCATAGAATGACGACCCCATCCCAACGTGCTCCAGTGCTATGACGAGGGTAAGGGCCAGAACGAATCCTTGAGTCTTTGTCATATCATTCAATAGTTAGTAATTTGTATCTAGGGCATTCGGGGGTGAGGCAGGTGTAGGCAAAGGTAACTTCAGAAAAATTCTCATATTTGTACTTATTGAATAGCCTGGCATATGCCATCTCCTTACCGCATTGTACGCAGGGGTGGGTCATAAATCAGGAGTTTTCAGTTACTATAATTTCACTTATCTCGCCATCCTGCGCAAGCATCGGCCAATTCTCCTCAGTCAAGAAGTCCAAAATTTCGTCTTCATTGCCAAGGTCTAATTCGTGCTCCTCAGCTTCTGCTTCTGTTATATTGTAAACATCGAAAGCATTGTAATGAACTATGATCGAATAAGTTTTCATTGTTCAGAGGGTGATAGGGTACAGTCATCGTCCGCTATGCAGGCCATGACTCCTAGGTGGCGAGTGTAGATATTGAGGCCCGCAAGACAGAGGAGCAGGAAAATCATAAACCCAGTGAGTACCATTCCTAATACCGTTAGTTTTGTTTCAGAGGAGTCCATAAATTAGGAGTTAAGCCACTTCGCAATGAAGTAGCAGGGTAAATAAATGGGTAGCACGATGATCGCTAAGAAGAAATCCGCCGCATCAATTTTGTAACTTCTATCGGCCCCTAAGACAGAGTAGACGTAGTTTTTAATGTGGTGCTTCATTGTTCAGGGGTTACGGTTTCGCACTGGGGGGCTAAAGACAAAACAACATATCCAGGCTCAAGACCTGGGACAGAATGGAGAACGTGAGTTATCCTGTAAAGCCCGTTGGCCTCCTCAAATTCAACCATATCCCCCGTTTGGTAATCGCGGTCGTTAAAACGAACTTCTGCTTTTTTAGTGCCATCCATGACACTCGTTTCCCATTTTTCATCGAGCTTCAGGTGATGTTTTTTCATTGTTTAGTTGGGTAAATAACGAAGAAGAGGTCACAGAGGAGAACGAGGCCCATTATAAGGCTGGCTACATCCGAAAATACCCCGATGTAATTGGCAACGGATATGAGCACAACGGCCGTAGAAAATCCTTGTAATCTAGTCATTGTTTGGTGGGTGAGGGGGTATTACTTGGCGGGGTCAATGCTTTAAGCAGTTTCAAGAATTGTCTTGGGGTGATATCGAATTTTTGCTTCCCTATCGTTCCACTCAAAACATGGGACCATGGGTAGGCCTCAAGAAAGGCTTTTTTGGATGGAAAGTTTATCATAAGCGGTGTGGACTTGGTCATGCGGGCTTTTGCTTCTGAGCGAGTGTAAACAGGGCCATCGGAACGAAACACTACGGGCTTCTTTTTCAGCTTTAGGTTTTTCATAAGGCTTTTAGCTATAAAATACGTCCGAGGCCAAAGGCCAAGAGAATGAGCCCGATGATGATGAGCGCTGGTGCAATATTGTAGTCTTTCATGCGGAGGTTTTTAACAAATACAGTCTTCTATGCAGTTGCACGCTGGCTCGGGCGGGTCTGAAACGATGGTGCAGCGGTTGCAAAGAGTTGCCTTCAGGCTCCGTTCTTCATCCGTGCCGCCTTGGAGGAAGACCCTACCAACGTAGAGCACTCCCTGGCCGCAAACACATTCCGCCAAGGACGAAAGCCTTTTTCTCATACTTTTTTGCCATCAAGAAATACTTCTTTGGTAGCCTCGGTTTGTAGGCGGACAATGGTTCCATTCGCCTCAATAGTGAGGTCCAGGTTGCCGTCCTGCTTGATTGCCAATTCTTTCACTTGGGCGAGAAGTTCATCGGCGGAAATCTGAAGCTCAGCGCGGCGGCGTTCGCCTGCCTGCCAGTCATCATTATTTTCCTTGAGGTCTTTCAGGAAATATTCTTTGCGCTCTTTCACTTGGTCATTGATTTCCTTTGCCTGCTCCATAAGCTCTTCGAGCTCAACAGGATAATCCTTTTCAAGCTCCTTGAGCATTTTCTCCTCCTCTTTGATGGCGTCCAAAGTCTCATAGAGCTTTGAAATGGGGTCTTCAAAAAGAGATACTTGGTGCGTGCGGACTTCGGCGGCTGGTTCGGTCGGGTTCATAGATCGGGGGTAAAAAATAAATATGAAATTAACGTACTGATTCGATCAATTCCTCAAGAGACATCGCCTTGTCTTTCACCTCGTAACTCTGCAAAGCCTGAATAATTCGATCCATTCCTCCGGCCTTGCAAAGCCCCGCTTCGATGGAAGCGTCAAGGGCGCGCATCAAAGAATCAAGGAGCAAGGGTTGATCTAAGCCCCGTGCGAGAGCAGAAAATACATCGCTGGCCTCACGCATGACAACGGCCATTCCGGCTTGAAATGCGCGGCGTTCTTGTTCGGTGACTTGGGACATAGGAGAGGGGTTAAAGAGTTTCGAGCTTTCGCCCAGGCGAGGACGGGTGAACGAGCTGTTGACGCTCACCCTCCGTCGCCTAGGGGCCTCCGCCAAAAGAGTGCTAAATTCGTTCTTTGGAGGCCGTGAGCGGTGGATCGTTGGAACGCTCGCCGCTATTGTTTTGCCCATTCAAGGGGAAAGGTTGCCTGGCGGTTCCTAACTTCCGATGGAGTGGATGGGCTTTGTCGTTACCTTCTGGGGCCGAAGCCAATTGTGTATCCAGTGAGTTTTGATAAGCCTATCTTTCCAAGCGGCAGGGCTAGAGGGGTTGACGATAGCCTTTCGGCATACGCCGTGTGTACACGTTTATGCGAGGCTTTCGCCCGACGCGGCCCGTCTAGCCGACCCGTTTGGAAGCCACGGAGCAGGATTTGAACCCGCGACTACGAGGGGCCAAGGTGCACTGTCCCTCCCGCTCTACCGCTGAGCTATCCGTGGCATGTAGCTCGTCGGAAGTTTATACTTGCACCCCCGAAGGAGTACCGTCCGCCCTATTGATTATTCAGGCAGAATCCGGCGAGCTTAATTGCTGGGGGCAGGGGTCGAACCTGCACGACCGTAGAATTATTGGCCGGACACCCGATATGGCTATTATCTCCATACATAGGTTACGTCTACCATTCCGCCACCCCAGCCTAGTTTTTAAAGAGCTCCAGAGATCAGGTGCCAACCCTTCTTTCAGGCCCTCCACGCCAATGTAGTCCTTACGGAAGAGCTGGCATCCAATCTCTGTGAACTCATTGTAGCGTACCGTTTCCCAAATAGCAACCCAATTAGACCACTAAGCCTTGCAATATTCAATTTTATTTCCTAGTCCAGGGGTAGGCAATAGCTTTTGTAGAACTCCAGTTCCTCCTCAAGACCTTCATTCTCAACGGAAATTCTACGGTTTTCGTAAGCGAGTTGACCGCTTACGAGGCAAAGCGCCAAAGAGGAAACTATCAATGCAAGGCAAACAAGAGGGCTGTAGTCCTGCTTTTCTTTCCGAAACTTTGGGCCAGTGGAGTAAATACGTGGAGGGATCATACTGGAAAGTAAATCAAATAAATAAGTTCGGTCGGGTCAATGAACAGGCCGTTGTCTGAATATGGCTTGTTCGTTTGCTTCGCCGCAAGGATGCGTTGGAAGTGGCCTTGCACGGTGTACTGTTGTCCGCCGAGGCTTTTTGCGTCGAGTTCAAGCGTGCATCCATTCCGGTATGCCATTTTTATGTAGGGTGGTTTCATGGCCTTAGGGTTAGAATTTCGTGTAGGTTTTCGTAAAAGAATTTGGTGTCATGCTTCCACTCGGGCGGCAACTCTTCCTCTCGGCAAGTATAGGCCGTGAGCTTGTTTGCGATTCCCTTGAGTTCTTCCGCCGGAAGTTCCGTTGTGCTGAGCTGGATGCGCCTTGAGAGAATCAATTCCTGCTTCACCGCGTCGCGAACATCGAGCGGGTCCACGCCGTACATCGAAGCTATGCCAGCGATGGCGGCCTCAAAGTGTCGGCGTGGGTTTTGGTCGTCAGAAAGCATGGATCTCTGCGTTAATTGGAAGATTTGGCTCTCCAAAAATATCTTTACGTAGCGGCACGATGAGGAATTCGAACGCCCCCGCTTCAATCAAGAAAACATTTTTACCACCGCTTATGGACGGTGCGCTATAAAGCTGATCACAAAACGGATGATGATACTTACTCCAATGGAGAAAATCGGGATGGAGAATCAAAACCGCATGAACGTCTGGGGAGCAACGGAATTTCACCTCCCCAACATTGAGGCCTAGTTCTTTAACGGCACCGGTGATATCTCCGAAAAGATCTGAATGGGTATAGTCGTCCCAGGCGGAAGTGCCCGTAAATGTCAAATTGTGCTCGTACCTGAGCGTGGGGTCATCAGTTTTCATCGTGCACGGGTTACGAGTGTTTCGGCTTCATAGATGCGCACGCCTGGCACTTCGCGCGTGCCGGCGGCGATGGCCTTGTTCAAAGCGACCTCATTGAGCTTGAGGTACTCACGGGGCACCAGGGCCAAATCCACGGTGTTTTCATCGAACGTCCAACGCTTTTGTGTGTAGGCGGTGCCGTTCGCGGTCTTCACGGTGAAGTCGGGTTGCACAACGGGCTTCGGGACGGTGAGCTCGGGAAGAGGAGCGGGCGCTGCTTCTGGCTCTTTGACCTCCTGCTTTGGAGCGAGCGCCTTAATGTGCTCAACCTCCTCAGCAATACCCTTCATTTTTTCCGCCCACAAAGATTCGTTGTCCTTGGATATTTCCGCGGTGCGCACGTGTATGTCGCCATAAGCGAACCAGTCATTTTCTGGCATCCACTTGAATCCAAGGCTCAATAAATAATTCATGCGGTCCTTGTTTCGCTTGGCCTCCGCCTCACGCTTGTTTTTTTCGGCTTCCGCTGCGAGGCGCGCCTTCTCACGCTCAGCATCAATGTAGGCCTGGAGTTTCTTGGTAGCGATTTCATCGGCTGCCGCGTAGGGCTCAAGGAGCGGGGAAAGATTCGCTTTCGCGTTCTTCACTGCATCGGCGAAGGGTTCAATAATTCCTTTGATCCACGCGGTCACTTTCTTTTTTCCGTCGCGCACAACGATGAGAGCGCTTTGCGCCTCGGCGAAATCCTCCTGAGTGGTGATTGATAGTTGCTCAGCCCATTGAACCACCTGGGTTCCGTGGGCGCGGGTTGCGTCTACTTTATTTGGATCGATTTGGATAAGATCAGACATGGCGGTAGTGGATTAAAGGTCTAAAGGTGCGAGCGGTGCGGCGGGCCTGGGCTCTTCGGTAGTTTCCCATCCAGTAGAGGGGTCTTTGCTCGCGGTGACTTCTGCTCCGGAGTCTGAAGCTACCACGGTCGTTGGGGCATCATTCACATTCGTGATGGTAGTCTCGAAAGCCTTCTTTACGGCTCTTGGCTTTGGCGTTTCCGCCTTGCCCTCAGCTTCTTTAACAACAATAACGTCGTCAAACTCCTCAGCAAGATATTGAACCGGCCCCATAACTTCGGCGGCCTGGAAGCGTAGGCAGCGCGCCATTGCGTGCCAGCGAAGCTTAGAATATGGATCGATGGTCATGGCACGTGACTTCTTCAGCACGGGGTCGTTTTTATCCGCCGTGTAAGACATTACTTGCTCGCCATGAGTAAGCCTGATCGTAACTTTTTCGCCAGGCGTTTCATCAAGATATTCAATCGTGTAGCCGTGTCTTCGAAGCTGCTTCGTCATGGCCGCGCCGTACATCACAATTTTCCCATTCACAATATAAAAAGCACCGAGGGCTTCCATCGGAGGAATGCCCATTTCCGCACCAGTCTGCATGATGGCCAAAGCCTGGAATTCGTTTTGGATACCTCCTATTGCGGCTTTAGACTGGATAAGTTGCCGCGCAAAAGAGATCATTGCGTTCAATCGCTCAGGGCTGAAGTACACGTCAATGGCTAAGCCTTCGGGCTGTACCATCTTTGGTCTTTCCGAAATAGAAACCGTCGCTGGTGGTGGCGTTGGCACTTTGGGCTGCTCGCCCAAGTTCAAGGGTTGGACTGGTTCGCTCATAGAAAGGGGTTAGGATTAAGCCCTCCCATTGTACCCAAACCGTCACCCAAATGTCAACCCATTCAGCAGTCTTTCGCCGTGGGGGTATAGCCGTCAAGCGTAGCCAGATGCACAACATATTGCTTCTCCGTGAGCAAGCCATATTGTTTAACCCTGGCCTTCACAAATTCCTTGAGAGGACCAGACACGCGGCACGAAATACGGATTTCCTTGAGTTTCTTTTTCATGTGAAAAAATTATGAATTAAATGGTAAAGCGTTTTTGGCAGTCGAGACAGATCATGGTTTGTTTGCCGGAAAGTTTTTGCACAATCCCAAGCGCGAGCATCCCGAGCAAGATGAGTAAACCTACCGGAGGGATTAAAAGCAAGCATGAACCGAAGATCATACCAAGCCTAAAATCAGAAGAGGTTTTAAAAGACCGGCAATTTGGACATTGAATTTGAGTCATGGGGTTTTGGGTTTAGGGGTTCCACCGAGATCATAATAAGCGCGCATGATGTCCTCCACCGGATCGACACTTGCGGCCAGGCCGTCTTCAATGAATTTCACCGCCTCAATCACATATCCAGGAAGTTTTAAGCCCTCCTTGGTTCGGTTCATTTGAATCCACATGCCACCGTGAAGCTCATAGCCGTAGTCCTTCGCCAAAGAATTTTGGACCGAGGTTTGAGCGTATTTTGGAAGCCGTGCCTGCATCCGCGTATGCTTACAATGCGCAAGGAACCCTTCGTGAGTCTGGACCATTTTTTCTACGGGAGTAAGTTCAGTTTGCATGGGCGGGTTGGGTTAAGGAATTGAGAATTTCTTGAATCTGTTCGTTCGTTAGGAAACGTCGGGCCGTGACGAGCAAAGGGTTGTTACCCTCGGGAAGATGCCCGAATCTTGCCCTATGGCTTTCGGCTGCGGTTTTAAAGAACTCAGGCGCTAGTTTATTCATGATTTATTTTGATTCAATAAAGTAAAGATTGCATTCTTTGTCGCGTCTGTTTTTGCAGTGACCAGGGCTAAGGTAAGCTCCTCTCTGGTCGCCCCTTCAAAGGACTTGGCCACCAACTTCTCTTCCGCCATTTCAGACAGCCTACGGATGGCAGCGTCTCGCATTGCGGGGTTTTCGGAGGACGCAAGGACTAGGACTTGGTCTTTGCTCAAAGGCCTCATCATGCTGTAGGCGTGAGATAAACCTTCCTGTGCTTCTTGAAATTTTTCCATAATTAAAAGATTATTTGGTAAGCGTCCGTGTCGTCAAAATAGAGAAGTTCAATGTTCCAGAAGGGAATGCCCGCGTTGTCATGGAACAGCTCAGCGTACTTAAAGAGCTGGCCACTCACATGCTTTTCCTTCTTGGCGTTGGGCTTAAAATCTAGGATTTGGATGGTGTCTACTTCCGGAAAGTAGCGAAGGATGTCGATGCTTCCGGTGTAGTCCGCGTCCCACACGGGCACCTCGGTTGCCACGGTATACTGGTCATTCATCATAAAGTAATCTTGCACGCACTGGTGTTGTCCCGCTCCACGTCCATGATAATTGGCAGCGGAAGCCTTCACGCAAAGATCCTCTACTGATCCGATGGACGGTTTAACTTCTAGCACGAGGCCCCTCTCATCGCTGGGGCTCTTTGGATTGCGCGGTGGGCCGTACATAAACGCCTCCAGAAGAAAGCTACGCATGCGTTCAAAGGTAGGCTTACTTGCTGCGCGTGGATGAAAAATAAAATCATACGTTTGAAACTTGTAGGGCACTTCCCTACCGTCCCTTTCCCGAATGATGGTGCGTGTGATTAGTTCCATTAGAGTTTATTTAAAAATTTGGATTCCAACTTCCATATAGTAGACCAGAGCCATTGAAAGAATTTTGATAAAACTTCCATAGGTAGAGTTAAGAATCGCTTGCCACCCAATCGTATACCCAAATGGGTTGCATTGCAATACAATTTCTGCTATAATGGTTTGATTGGTGTGAATCAATCATTCCATTTACTCCTTAACCACAACGTATATGGAAAGCCCAAAAGTCCAGTCTGATTTATTCTCTAACCGACCAACCCGCGACCGCATGTACCTTGGGGTCATCATGGGCCTGGTCATCGTACTGGCCATTTCTTTCCTTGTGCTCCCTTCCATCGGCGACCCGACGGCTCAGGAAAAGAACTTCATTGAGTACGGTCATCTTCGCCAAGAAATCAATGCCAACGGCATGACCTGGAACGAGAAGGAAGTCGAGCAAAGTGCGCTCACCGAAGCCAACAACGTGCTTCGGCTCAAGCAAGCCGAGCTTGAAACCGCCCTTTTTCAATAGGGCCTTCCCCTGAAATTGCGGCCACCTACCATTTTCGCCCATCAACGAAAATGGTCTATGAGAAGGTGGACGTGGAAGAAGACCAAAACCAATATGTCCGCTATGCTTCCAAAATATCAAACAACGATCTGGATTTCCTTGGCACTCTTGAACACGAGAATGGCCTTTGGACTCACGACCGAAAGCACCCCACCATCGGAGAAAATGGGTACTACGACTATGGATTTTGTGGAACAAACGCGGGGTGGCACCCCAATGTCTACAACGACCCCAGGTTCTACGGCGACCCTTACTGGCAGCTTGACCAGTGCTGGCGAATGTACGAAGGAGGAACCACCTTTTATGGCTACCAGCATCGAGCGAGTCACTTCCATCAATTCAAACTGGTGGTTGAAAAATAGGCCCCACCGAAGTATAAAGTAATGGGTCGTGGCCCCGCCACGTAACAAGCCCCCGCCTTATGAACGGGGGTTTTGTTGAGAAAGTAATTTCGTAGTAATTATTTTTACTTCAAATTTACTTTCACCGTAGAGGCCATCCCAAACCTGGAACCTGTGCAAAAGTTTTACAAACTACGCACGGATTTGATATTCTTCCGCTATGAAAAAGTGGTACAAATCAAAAACAATCATTTTCTGCTCCACCATCCTAGTAGCAGGTGGCACCGACCTCCTTATCAATTTTCTTTTGGGAGAATTCAACTGGCGCAGTGTAGCCATTTTGATCGTCTCCCTTGTTGGGATTGCCCTTCGCCTCACCACGAAAGTACCCGTGAATTAGTCCAAAATCGTGATATAAACTCCGCCATCGTTTTTCTTGTACTCGTAAGGCTCAAGCACGGGGAGTAGAACATCCGCGTTGTCATCATCAATCCATTTCCTATGCGTCGTGTCTTCCAGTTTGTTTTTCTTGAAACCGCCCGTCATCATATCCTGAATCGTCTGAAGCGCGTTCACATAATCGAAAGCGTGTTGAGTCGCGCGCACGAAGCGGAATGAAATCCGATAGGGCTTCTCTTTGCCCTCAAGCGCCTTTAAAAAATCTGCCCTGTAGTGCGTGAAATAGTTTTGCGTCTTCTTCACCCAGTCGCGCGTTGCTTCCGAAGTGATGAGCCCCCAGCGTGTTTTGATCTTCCCATTCTTTGAGCTCGGGACGTTATGGGGGATGTAGAAAGTGGTAGGCATGGACCTGATTATAGCACCCATCCCGTCACCCGCAACTAAAAAGAAGCGCTCATATCGCGCGCCTCCTTTTAGACTTAACCTCAAGCATCCCATGAACACGAAAATTCTAACCGAGCAGGCCCGCATTGTCGAGCGCTTTGATAAGCCGCACCCGAGTCATGTTCCCTTGGATTTCTTTCACATGCCCCAAGTCATGCAGAATATATTCAAGCAACTGAGGTGTCACGGCTTCGTAAGGGTCGGTCCAATTTGTGATGCCTTTTTTCTTCGCCTTCTCCACGGATTCTTTTGCCCAAAGCGGGATGGCCTGTTCTCCTGCCATTGCATCATATATCTCGGGATCAATATTCCATCCACGCCACCTTCCAAGCGTTCGAGTCATGAATTCAAGGCCTGGCATTGGCTTTGGCGCAATGACCTCTCTATGCAAGTGGGGGCCGGTCGTCGCGGAGCCTGAGTTACCGCTCTTCGCAAGCAAAGTACCAGGGGAGCAATATTCATCCTTCTTCACGAGCACTTGGCTTAGATGAGCGAATACGATGATATTTCGCTCTGCATCCTCCACGTAAAGAGTGAGCCCCATTTCTTTTTGAGTGAGGATATCGACAACCTGTACCGGATTCACGAGCTTGAGAGACGTGCCAATCGGCATCGCGTAATCAATTCCAGTGTGCCCCTTGATAGGATCGTAAAATCCCCTTGGCGTTTTAGATCGGAACTTGTTGATGATTTTAGCACCGAGGTATGTCATGTTTTATTGGTTAGAACTTCCAATTGTGTAAAAGAATTGTAGCAGGTTCATGATGGCTAAGACAATAATCCAAAAATACTTGCCGACATTGAAGGCAAAATCTTTCTTGACCGTACCATTCTCATGTATGTTTTCTATATTCTCAATTCGCTTGTGGTGATCATCCAGACGATCATGAATCTTTACCTTGAATTCACCATACTCATCACGCCCTATTTTTTTTTCGAGCAGTTCACCATATGCTTGAACGTGCGCTTTTAATTCGTCGAGACTTCGTACCTGAGAGTTGAAGCCTTGAACCAGTAGGATGTTGATCTGCTCTGGAGGCATCCCCCTCAGGATCTCAAGGGGGATTTGGTCATCTTGCGTCATGAGTTTTTAAGTGAAGTCTATTGTTTGAGCATCATGGTCACGCCATGATCCACGGTGATGGAGTTTGAAGCGCTTGCGGCACTCCATTGCGCGGTGATTGACAGTGTTTTAGCAGAGGTCGTATCTTCGGCGGCAGTACCAGAAGCCAATACGGCCCCAGAGACTCCATTCGTTTCAGACAGATCGAACTGATCGAGAGAAGCATCGTCGATGATTGAGGTTACTGAATGGCGAGACAAAGAGCACTCCATGAATCCACGCTGTGCATTAGTCGCGGCATTGGCCAAGATATTGAAGAATATTTTTCCTGTATGTTTTGTTGAAGATCCAAAATTAAGGACGTTGATTGTGGCTATAGTTGTACTACCCAGTTTCAGGCGGAGCGTGAGATCAGCATTGCTTATACCTTCTGAGGTTGTAATGAAGATTTCCCCTCGAACGGCATTTTCTGTGCCAAGTTCGTTGGCAGGAACCGAAAGGCTTAGCAAAGTTGTCTCGGTAGTCGTATTGGTCACGGTCACTGCTGCGCTCAGGAAGCCCAAAAGATATGCCCCTTGTCTCGAGCCACTAACTAAAATCCAGTTTGTCCCATCGTAAATCACGGTGATCATTTGCGTGCGAATGTCGTTTCTTTTTAGAGCACTTCCATCGAATCTTTTAATCGCCGATGTATTGTCGAGCGCCAAGGAATTCTTGAATCGCAAAGTCGCGGCCCCAGTATTCGCCGCGCTTGGTACAAACTTCACAACTTGGCCCGCGCTGAGCGTGGTGATCTGATTGTCGCATGTCACGATGTAGGCATCCGCCGCGCCCGAATCAGTCAAGGTGTCCCCAGCCTCGCGCAAAATATCCTCACGCAAAGCGTTACGCTCTGCAGCGGTCACGGTGTCACCAGCGGCTTTAGTAACAGAAACTACACTCATTGAGTTTGGGTTAAACTCCAGGACTTCCCGCTAATGACTCTGCTAATTTGAGTTTGATGCACGTGAAAAAGGTCCGCAATTTTAGATTGAGATATCCTGCCTTTTTTGTAAAGAATTTTGATTGTGGCGACTATGTCGCGGTTCAATTTAGCCCTGCCATTGTTTTCAAATATTGGAGCCGTGCCATGAGCCCTTCGGTCCAATTGATTCTCTTTAGCCGTCCCCCACTTTAAGTTTGACAATGAATTATTTTTGCTATTTCCATCCTGATGGCAAACGAAAGGTAATTTTCGAGGATTTGGGAGGAAGGTTTCGGCAAGAAGGACGTGAAGACTTTTGTTCTTTAATTTTCCATTCTGGTAAAGCCCGTGATTGAAATATTTTGGATTTCTATATAAAGATGGCTTTAGGAAGATTTGCCGTCTCTTTGAGAAAACGCGCCCCTCTTCGTCGATCGTATAGTCTGGAAAATTAGGGATGTTACGCATCGGCTATAGTAATTATTGATTGAACATTCAAAGTCTCGGTCACTGATTTCGTAACCGTTGAGGTGAAGCGATTGAAGAGCTGGCCAGTGTCTACGGTTCCGGTTCCATCGATAAACATTCCGTATTCCTCATAAGTTCCGCTTGTTTCGGTGGCCGTGAAGAAGGTTTCCAAATAGGCCACATTGCTTGCATCCGTTCCGCTTGAAAGTGCCTTGCGGTAGGTTTCATTGTCGAGCGTTGCGTCGCCCACCACTGGAGCAGTGGCACCATTCCCAAGCGCGGTGTAATTCACAATTCCCGTGTAGGTTGTATCGCCCCCCAGGCGCGCCGCCAGTACAGAGCGGCCAACCGTAGTAGTAATGTTTTCAATAATCAATTCCTCAACCTTAAACAGCCGGTGCAAACGCTCAATTAGCCATCGGTATTCCTCCCAAAGTTCTTTCAATGTCTCTCGTGTAGCCCCACCCATGGAAATTAGAAAAGCTCGCTTCCTTGTGTTCAATTCGATCTCTGCCTCCAGTTTTTGAGCCGCTTCAGACCGCGCATCACAAAGGGTCATGATATGAACACCTTTGACCTTCGCATCACCATGCTTGTTTTCAAGAGAAAGCTGGCGGCCCTTCTGATGGAAATTATTGCTATCCATTGATTAGTAGGTTACTGGTATAAATTACCACTATCATCCGTAATCGCATAGATCAAAGCGAGTCGGGAAGGTTTGGCCTGTAGAAGTTTCATACTGCCATGTTCCGGAAGTCATGTCGTCAACGGTATTCGCATCGTCGGTCGTGGCAGTTTCCAGTGCCGATGCAGGTTCAAAACCGCCATCCGTAGCAAGCTGGCTCACGTCGTCACTCGTAACCTGTTCATCCGCCGTCACGAAGGTGGCCACAACAGAGTCTTCATTGATTGAAATTTTTCCCTGAAGAGCAAGGAGCTTCTGCATAAATTCGATCCATCCGAAAAGAGTCGTTCCAAAATTCACGTTAGAAATAATGTTGTCAAAATACTGCCCTTCTTTTTGTTTCAAAGAAACGGTTTGAATCACGAAGTCATCAAGAACGCCTTGCGCCGTGTCCTCCACGTGAATGAGCTGGCCAGCCTTGAGGCCACGTTGTTCTGTTGTGAAAGAGCCGGACACGATGGGGTTGGAGAATTCAGAAATTTTTCCTTGAGCAATGACAATGGCGGTGGCTCTGTCTTCGATGGTCTGGTCAATGATGGGGTCCATGTCAAAGATTCCATCGCCAAGGCCAAGTGCTTTGAGGGCATTTACTGAGGCGAAATCTGTGTACTGGAGTTCTACGGGCACACGCTCATTGTATTCGAACCGGATGAATTGAGAGGTTGTGAGCGTCGCTGTTACCGATGAGGCGCGCACTGTTTTTGATTCCGAGTTGTAAACATAGTCCACGGTGGTTTCGTCCACGATCCCTTCTATGCCAATTGTCGCCGAGGTAGCAAAAAAGCTGATTGTGTCCGTGCTCGTTTGGCTGGCAACGGATGCCACCGTGAAATTATCCGCATCCACAACCGTAATCTCGCGCACGGCGTTGCTTCGAGTTCGATTGATGACGTGATCACCGGTGGAAAGGCCGTGCCCTGTGATTTTGATGTTTGTGGTATTGGTACCAACCTCCGCTGAGTGAGTTGTCGTGTTGTTATCAAGTAAAACCTCTAGGCTACTGAATTTAGATTTAAGCACCCATTCTCTCACGGCATTGTTTCCTGGCACCACCTGAGCGTAGCGGCTGTCTGAAATTTCTTCACCGCCAAGCACGATGATTCGGTTTCCGATTTGGCTTTGATCCACTTCAACTTTGAGCCCTGTGAAATTGTTCGAAGAGTCGGTTATGGAAAAGGGCGCGTCTTCGGTTTCCTGGGGCATGTAGTGGATATCTCGATCATAGTCAATGTACCAAATATATTCCCATGTTTTAGCTAGAGTTTGCATAAAAGCGGTAGGCTTGAGGCGAGGTGAACGGATGTCATCAAAAGCCGCTGGGGCTGCCTGGACATTGAAAAGCGTGAAGCTTCCGTTTGCATTTACGCGAAGCCCATTGAGCTTGATGCTTGAGGTCGCGGTTTCCGCTATGAGTATCTGCACGTAGTCAACAGCCGTCCACACGGGCGTGCCCGTAACGGTGGCGTTCACAAATTTTGCAAGGGCATATCCCCATTGATTGCCCGCTGGCAACTTGAAAGTAAGTTCCGCATAATCGCTTGCACTAGAGCCAATTCGCACTTTTATGGACGTGAGCACGGTATAGTCCGTGGGGTTCATCCAAAGCATGAGGGAGCCCTTCGCTGGTGTGCCTGAAGCGACCCCAACAAAATCCGAAAGATTCATAGAGGCTGGTGTCGCGGTGAAAATTGCCGTGCCTGATCCAGTCCACGCGAACACTCCCGAGGCCGTCCCTTCCAAATAATCAACACCGCTTATTGTCGGGTTTGACCCCGTGCCGGATTCCGTATATGCGGCCTGGATGGCGGTATTGTCCGCATAACTCAAATTGTCCACGGTACGGTTGTAATTCACCGTGGTGTTCACGAAATCATTGATCACATAGCGGCTGTCTACATCTTCCCAGGTATCCGAGATCAATTTCTTGTCAAAGATTTTGTCGAAAGAAACGGCTTCCACGTCGTATTCCACGTTAGATTTATAGACGACATTCCTTGTAGACACACGACTCACCACGCCCCCGAATACGATTTCACCGATCTTGTCTCCTACGCTCACGGTTCCACTTGGGGCTGCCACTAAAACGATTTGGAGCGTGCTTTCATCGTATGTGAGCACTTCCACTTCCTCTTCGTCTGCATCGCCTATTCGGATGTGAAGCTTTTGACCCGTGTAGAAAAACCCCACGTCCCTTTGGAAGTAGCCATTCAGCGTAACGGTAGTGCCAGAAAACCCCGCGATGGTATCGCCGAGAAAAGCACTCACGTCTTCATTCTCGCTCGGCTTAGTGCCGCTCATGAGCGTCGAGTTCAAGCTATCCGCACGCTGTTGGATTTGATTTCTAACCTTAAAGCTATTGTTCTCCAAATCACTACCCCGCAAAGTTCCATCTACATAAAGGTAAAGTGCCATTTTATAAGGTTAAACTACTTTAGTGCTGAGCATCAGTTGTTTGACCATGGCGTCGGCGTACTCTTCCGCCACCTCCTTGCTCGAAACGGTGCCGTAGAAATTGATTGTGGTACCACCGAAACCGCCGGATTTATTCAAAGGAACGACGGCCTCTGGCCCCGCTTCACCGATCACCGCCATGGTGGGTTTTGTAACAATTCCACCTTCGGCAAGCATTGGGATCGAAGACAGCGTGGGGATGTTTACCCCAGGTATTGCCGATGCAGCCGCTCCAAGCATGTTTAAGCCCTTAATCGCGAAATTGATCTGTGAGATTATTCCATTGATCAAGGTTTTCACCATGCTCACTTGGAGTTCGATGCTCGAAGTCACGACAAAAGTAATGCCGTCCCACATCGCCTGAAACGCGCCGCGAATGATGCCTGAGAAAAAATTGATGACATTCACAACCGCCTGGAGGCCAGCGCTTGCGGTATTCTTAATGCCCTCCCAAATCGATTTAAAAAACAAAGTGATGCCGTCCCATGCGGCTTTCCATGCGTTTGAAATCATCGTGAGCTGGTCGCTGAATATCGTCTGTATGCCCTCCCAAATCATCACAAAGAACGCCTTAATGCCCTCCCAAATTATCATGATATACTCATAAATTGCGTCGAAATTTCCGGTGACCAAAGCCTCAATGAGCATGAGCCCGAAATTGAAGATCGTTGAAATGACATTCCAGACGAAGGTGAAATAGGCCACGAGTGCATCGAATACAAATTTCACGATGGCCCATATCACGTCGAGTGTGAATTTGATCACCGCATAAATACCACCCATCACGGTAGAAATTATGTCGTAAAGCATATTGAATGTATTTGGGGCTTTCTCATAAATGGAATTCAGGAAATCCATCACAGCCGCCTTGAGGTCATTCCAATAATAAATCACGGCGGTGATGATTGCGATGAGTGCCGTTATACCAAGAATCACCCAGCCAACGGGCCCCATTAAAATTGCAAACCCAGCGCCAAGCGTGGGAAGCATCCCTATCAA